AATTCTACGGTGAAGTAATTCTGGTATTCTCAGTTTTAATAGTTCGATTATCCACATATTGAGATGACTTATCATAAGTCATCTCTTTTCTAGTATCAAGAATAACTTGTTGTAGATATCTTGGTTTTAATACATAGATACTTCTTTTTTCATTATTTTTACGAATTTCATAATCATAATTTGAAATACCAATTACGGGATTTAAAGTGACCGTAGGAATATTAGGATCAGGAATGGTAAAGTTTGAATCGACAACTTTACCTTTAGGAAGAATTAATCTGTCATGAGAATCTCTAACTTCTTTAGTTTCATAATGATGTATCGCATTAAGATTGTTGCCATAGATATCTTCTGCATAATCATAAATTTGTCGATCTGAAAGAGGCCATTGATCTCTTACATTTATAATTCCTGCAGTAATTAATACTACCCAATCATATTGAACACTTCCATAAAGTTCTTCTGCAACAAGTTCAGGTCTTGAACCGTCAGGTATCTGATACTTATCAAAAATAGTAAATACATTCTGCAAATCTTCACGAAGTTTAACTCTGCGAAATAGATTTTTTACCAACAAATAATCACTTGAACTTAATCTATCTGATAAAAATGATTGGTATTGTAAATTTGGAAGTTCTCTGAAGTAGCTCATTAGTATCCTGTTCCGTATGAACCTTCTGTTGTATCATAATCTTCACTGAATATTGGGCTGAGTTCTTGAAACACTAATGATAATTTTGCAGAAACTGGTGCGCCATCTGGATAAGTTGTATATGTACCATTAGGTGTATAATCAACTGCCATTCCATTAAGAGCACAAATTTTAAATCTATTCAAATAAAGATGAGGATTTGCCCCACTGTAATACTCAAGTTTAAATACATTTGGAGCTTTTAAAAATAGTCCTTTTCCAGTTCCTGTTCCTGCTCTTTTTGCCGCACTATTTTTCTTAAAAGATCTAATAATTGTTTTTATTTGATCGGCTTCATCTTTTGATCTAGGTGCCATATCAAAACTGAATGTGAATGCGGATCTTAATTTAATACCGCTAAAAATTAATTCGACGTTAGAGTTAGTAATTGCTCCATTATATCTTGAAAGTAATTCATTATAACTTCTATCCCCTCCTAATATTGCATTCGATGCTGCTGCTATAACCATAGATTCTACAACTCTTTGAGTAGTTCCAGAATTTGCAGCTTTAAAAACATCTGCTAAAGTATCTTGCATACCTTTAAGTGCTCCAGGTATGTTTGAAAGATCTAATCCATTTTGGAGAAATTTTGCAGCAGTTGCCTCTACAGGATTAAATCCGCTTGATGTCCAATCAACAGCATTCATGTCTCCTATGCTATCAGGGACAGGAAGTATGATTGTATCATGAATGATACTTTTATCACCTGCTGCTAATTTATTATTAATTAAATCATTTGCTGAAGGTAAACTATAAGAATTATTGGGATCAGTATTATTAAATCCAGGAGCAACATAATCAATCGAAGTAATTTTTAAATAATCATCAGAAGCATCAAGTTTACTAAGAGGATATCTTAAATTTGCCATTTTATTTTTCTAACTATTTATCCTAATATTCCCGAAAGGCAACCTTCTTAAGTCGCTTAGTTCTTCTTTATAAACTTCATACATTCCTCCAGCTACTTCATCCCAAGTATAGTTTCTTTCTTCACCCCAATGATAATTAAATGCTTTAAACCCCCATTCATAAACACCAGTGACTGCAACTAAAGGATTTTGATCATATCTTATATAAGGAGTTTTTGCATTATAAACAAAAATATAAAATGCTCCTGGTCTAGGGGGATCTCTAGTTTCCTTTAATACATTTAACAACTCCAACATAATATCATCAGCGTCTTCAATTCCGATTAAATTTTTTGTGATCTTAGAAATTCTGTTTTTCTTAGATCTTCTTTCTGCTAGAGTTTTTCTTGCCATTAGAATAAGTTATCTTCTGTAATTACTTTAAATTCATATCCTCTATCTGCACACCATTCTCTTGCAGCTTCCCATTTGGATTGATTTTTTGCATACTCATAAACTTCACTAATGTAGCTTTTAGTTTGTCTTTTGGGTTTTGGTGGAGGTACAGTTTGTTTCTTTGGTTTAATTTCAATCATATATTTTTTAATTTGTCCAGCGTCTTCTTTGACTTTAATTAGAAAGTCTGGAAAATATCTATGTGGCTTTCCATCCAAAGGAGATTTATACCAAACGAACATTTCCTCATTTGACCACTCCAAAATGTTTTGATTAGTGTCACAATATTTGCAAAATTTTCTTTCCCATAAAGATCTATAGATAATATTTGTTGGGTCACCTTTATATTTTTCTGGAAATGATGGTTTATATTTTCCTTTATATGACATTTTTCCACCCCTTTACAGATTTTCTTTTACCTTGTAATAGTTCGGAAACATGCCCAACACTTAATTTATATTCCTTACAAAAATGACTTAAGCAAGAAAATTCTACAATTTTATCATCTTTAATTAGTTTCCCACTTTTATGCAAAGATGGTCGGTTTTTTCCGACAGAAGATTTACTCATTTTATCTCTGGTTTTTTTAGAGTGTTTTTTACCAGACATGCCATGATTTTTTAATCTATCAATTCTTTCTTCATTACTTAAATTTTTCCAATAAATTGCAGTTGTATTTCTTTTATGGTTAATTATTTTATCATCATAACAGTTCCACTTATCATCATTATCTAAATTAATTTCAATAATACCTATGTCAGCAATATTTAATAAATGACTTATTTTTCTTGTGTCAAAAAACATAATGGATTTATAAACTTACTTTCCCATTTATTTATATCTAAATAAATGTAGAATAATACTCATATAAGGTATTTAGAGTGGGAACAATAAGACCTAAAAGAATATCTGAATTTAAACCTTTATTTACAAATTTAGCTCAAACATCACATTATCAATTAATTTTTGGAGGATTGCCAACTCCCTTGACAAATTATTTGACACGAAGAGGGGTAACATTACCTTTTATTACTGAGAATGCTGGATTACTTTGTTTTAATGCAGTTCTTCCAACAACTTCATTTGCATCTAAAACAATTGATGGAAATTTTACTGGAATTTTTGAGAATTTTGCTACAGCTAGAATGTACACGGAAATATCATTAGATTTTTATGTAGATATTAATTATCAACAGATTAAATTTTTAGAATCATGGATGGAATTTATTGCAAGCGGATCACATAATCCACTTGGAAGTAATTTGCCTGCAGTAAATCAATCAAATGCAAATTACTTTATAAGAATGCAATATCCACAGGATTATAAGTGTAACTACACAAAAATTATAAAATTTGATAGAGATTATAATAAAGAAATTCAATATACTTTCATAGGTCTTTGGCCATCTATGATGAGCCAGCCTGCAGTATCTTATTCTAATAGTGATATTATGAAAGTTTCTGCGACATTTAAATTTGATCGCTATATTGCTGGTAGTCCTTTGAGTATTGATAATTATCTTGGAACAAGTAATAATCAGCAATCAAATCAGCCTCTACCTCAACCTGGATCTGCTCAATCTGGATTAACTCCGATTAGCCCTGGTGCTAGTGGTGGTAATGGAGTTGGTCTTTATTCAGGAGATCGAACAGAAGCAATAGTGCAGGGAAGAATAATCAGACAATAGAATATATCGAACTAAATAAATTCATCAAAGTCTTTAGGATATTATGCCTTTACCAACAATTACAACCCCAACATATGAGTTGGAAATTCCTTCAATAAAGAAAAAAATTAAGTATAGACCTTTTCTAGTGAAGGAAGAAAAAATTCTGATTATTGCAATGGAAAGTGAAGATCCAAATCAAATTTCTGAAGCACTAAAAACTGTAATAGGGAATTGTATCTTGACCCGTGGAATTAAAGTTGATGAATTGTCTATTTTTGATATTGAATATTTGTTTTTGAATATTCGTGGAAAATCTGTAGGTGAAGATGTTCAAGTTCTTCTGACTTGTCCTGATGATGGAACGACAAAAGTTCCTACCACAATTAATTTAGATGATATTAAAGTAGTTGTAAGTCCAGAGCATTCAAGAGATATTAAATTAGATGATACTTTAACTTTAAGAATGAAATATCCTTCAATGAAAGAATTTGTTAAGAATAATTTTTCAAATGAGGAAGATCTTGGAGTTCAAGATACTTTTAATATGATTGCAGCATGTGTTGAACAAATTTATAGCGAAGAAGAATCATGGTCAACATCAGATGTATCAAAAAAAGAATTGAATGAATTTATAGAACAACTTACATCTCATCAATTCAAAGAGATTGAAAAGTTTTTTGAAACGATGCCAAAACTTTCTCATACAATTAAAATTAAAAATCCAAACACTAATGTAGAAAGTGAAGTTATATTAGAAGGACTGACAGCTTTTTTCGCCTAGGTATGGCGCATGAAGATCTTGCGTCATACTATAAAACTAACTTTGCTCTCATTCAGCATCATAAATATTCATTGACAGAGTTGGAAAATATGATTCCTTGGGAAAGGGAAATATATGTGGGAATGCTTCAACAATATATCGAAGAAGAAAATCTAAAACAATCACAACATGGATAACGAAACTCCTACTAGTAATGTTGAATTAATTGGGCTTCAGTCTCAATTGTCAGGAGTTCGTTCTGAACTTGTATCAATTAATAGCGGTCTTCAACAAATTGCATATTTAATACAGCAAGAAAGTTTACAAGATCAAAGAAGACTTTTAGAGGAGAGGCAGGAACAACAACTATTGTATGAAAGGCAAATTTCAAGTGCTCAAGAAACTGAGCTTGAAAAAAAAGTTTCATCATCTTTTGTAAATCCTGTAAATAGATTAGAAAAATCTATAAATAAGCAATTTTTTAGTATACAAAATGCTTTAGGTGCATTTTTTGGTATTGGTGCAGCATTAATAGCAACCAATTATAGTACAATTGTAGATAAACTTAGATTAGTAACTACAAGTATTAAAGATACTTTAAATAATGTCTTTAATACAGTAAGTAGTGTTTTTTCTACTATTCAAAAAGGATTTACAACTGCATTAACTGCAATTACTAATACTTTAAATGATATTATAAAAGGAATAAATTCTCTCACTAAATCTCCAATTAAAGTAATTAAGGATGCCTTTGAAAAACTAAAAAAATTTTTAGGATTAGGTCCAAAAAATAATGATGGCTCTTCTAAAGATAAAGATGGAGGAGGATCGTTTAGGATGCCAGATCATATATCTGTATTCGGAACTAATATTCCTGTTCCACAAGCTATTCAAGATACTGTCAATAGAATTTCTGGACAGATGCAAGGAGTAGCAGGTTCTATCGGTAATAGTGAGTTTGGTAAAGACGTTAAAAAAGTTTTAGATTTTTTCACACATCTAGGGTCTCAAATTACAAATCCCAGATCATATAATTTAAACAATACTCCCAATTTAAATACTCCAGGTAGTTCTTTAGTACCTTTAAATATGGGGAATGTTCCCCCAATACCACCTCCCATCCCAGGAAATCAAAAAAGCATAAAAGATTATTACATGGGGGGACATTATGTTATTGATACTTTTAGAGGAAAATATGAGAGAAGATACCAGCTTCGTGATGGAGCTATTGTAGATGCTCCAGATAAAAGAAATGTACCGTCTCCAGCAGAAATAAACCAATATAAAAATTCTCTAGGGCTTACTAGCTTAAAACCTCTTCCAGAAACTAAAACTCAAGTAGTTATGGTTTCTGCACCACCATCAAAAGAAACATCTAATGTAGCTGCTTCTTCTGATGGTGTTTTAACGGATGTACCTATTTTTTCTACTACAAATTCAGAAAATTATTATTGCTTACAATCTCAAACCTATTATGGAGTAGTAGCAATATAAAATGGCTATAAAAATTAACACTCTATTCAAATCATCTAAAGGTTTAACAGATATTGTATCTTCTACTGTAGGTACAACAAAGAAAATAAGAGGATATTTAGCATCTGATATAAAGCAAAAAAAGCAATTATACTCAAATATTAAAAGTTTTAAGAAAAAAAGAGCAGACAGAGAAAAATTAAAAGTATTTAAAACACGTTTAATGGCACCTGCTCTTGTAAACTATTTGCATGGGCCAAAATATTTAACTTTAGATACTCAACAAGGATTGAGTATTGGCGATCGTTTAATGTTATTTTTAAAATATGTTACTGCTGGATGGCTTTTGAGAAATTTACCTACTTGGATTGCAGCAGGCAAAGAATTTGTTATAAGAATTAATCGAGTTGGAAATATTATGAAGCAATATGGAAATGTAACTCAAAGTATATTTACGGACATTTATGATCTTTTTAAAGCTGGTTTAGATGATATTTCAAATTTTGATTTTCTTGATAGTTCTTCAAAAGTTAAAAATGCTTTCAGTACATTAAGTAAAGATATAAAACTTTTAGGGGAAGGAATTACTAAATCATTTAATACACTTATAAAACCATTTCAAGATATTCCTCCAATTGGATCAGATATAGATGAATGGAATAAAAAACGCCAGGAAGATCAGGGAACTGGACAAGGTGGAACTGGACAAGGTGGAGGTGGTCAATATCCTACAAAAAATCCTGATTTTTGGACTTTGGTGGCAATATCTGCTCTTGAAGATTCCGATCCGCAAGGAAGAGCTGATGTTGCACAATCAATTTATAACAGAGTTGCTTCTGGAAGATTTCCTGGTGGAAAAAATATGAAAAATGTTATCATTGCAGAGGGTGGAAATCAATATTCTCCTGTTCGTGGGGCTGTTAGAGAATTTAATCAAATTCAAGATAGAGAAAGTGCTATAACGGCAGTAATGGCTTCTGGAAGATATTCCAGAGCAACTGCCGAAAAAATGGTTGATGCTACAATTTCTGCAATAACTAATCCAGCATTACAAAGAGAATCTGCAAGATACATTGAAAATAGAACTGATTTTTTGGGAAAGGGTCTTTCTCCAAATCAAAGTGATAGTACTACAGAATTGAGAAGAAGAAATTCAGATGATAATATTTTTGGTAACTTTGTTGGATCTGGATCTCGTCAATATGGAAGAGATAGTCGAGGGGCGTCTCCAGTTCCACCTTTTGTTTCAGGTACTAGTCCATCACCTACTCCCAGTACAGTTCCTTTATCATCTTTTGCTCCTATTTCAGGGACTACTGGATCATCTATGGGATCAATTCCTATAAGTGCTGCATATGGACCATTTAGTCCTAGATCTGGTGCCACTTTTACTTCTTCCCTTGGAGAAAGATGGGGTAGACGACATGGTGGATATGATGTTGGAGCCAATCCAGGAACACCTCTTCACGCATATTTTTCTGGAAGAGTAATTATGGTAGGTGTAGATGGCACAACAACTAGTCATGGATATGGAAACTGGATAATTTGGAAAGATGATGTTTATGGTGCATATCATTTCTTTGGTCATATGCAAAAACGTGTGACACTTAGAGTTGGACAGCAATTTAATCAAGGAGATGTTTTAGGTTATGTTGGAAGCACTGGTAGTTCAACAGGTCCTCATTTACACTGGGAAATATCAACTTCTCCTCCAGATTCTATCGGAAATCTTGTTTGTGTAAATATTCCACAGTGGTTAAATTCTCATCCAATTAAAAAAACACCTGTACAAATATCATCGGCATCTTCTTTAAGTTTACCACTTCTTAATCCTGCAGTATTTAATTCAGATGACAATCAACAACAAGTAAGTATGTCACGTATCGGAAATTCTCCAAATTTAACTCAAGAAAGAACAGGCAAAACTGTAGTCGTAATTCAAGATCCAGGATCTTCATCAAAACAGCAAATCATATCTCAGAGCAATTCAGGAATGAATCTTGGATTGGGGTTGATAAATGAAGATGCTATAATAAATCGAAAAAGAAAAGAAGAACTCTTAACAATTTTAGGCTAATGTCAATTAAAAGATCTCCATTCGAGAAAGTTGTAATTACTTCTAACGATCAATCTGCTAGAACTGTAGATATTACTAGTGGTTGTGTGCAAATTGATTATTATGAAGACGTTTTTTCTCCAATTATTACAGCAAAAATTAGAGTTGTTAATACTGGAAATGTAATTATAGGCAAAGACAGTAAAAATAATAATCCTCAAGGACTTTATACTGGTCTTCCATTAAGAGGTGGTGAAAAAGTTGAAATAAAAATTGCAGGAAATAGTTTAAGAAATCTGGGATTAGATCTTTCTTCAGATCCTAAAAGTCATTTATATGTCTCTAGCATAAGTGATGCAATTATTAGCACTAATAAAGAATCATTTACTCTTAATTTAGCACCTAGAGAAGCAATTACAAATGAAACTACCAGAGTTGGAAAAAAATATGAATTACCTATTCATGAAACTGTTAATAAAATATCAACAGATATTTTGAAAGCAAGTAAAATTGGAACAATAGATAAAACATCAAATAAGTATTCTTTTATTGGAACTCTCAAAAAGCCATTTTCAGTTTTAACATGGTTAGCTTCAAAAAGTGTTCCAGAAAAATCTAAAAGTGGTACAGCAGGATTTTTCTTTTATCAAACAATCGATGGATTTCAATTTAGATCAATTGATTTATTGAATGAGCAAACAAAAAAAGAAACTTTTATATTTTCAGAAACTGCAGAATCATACGATTCCGAAAATAAAAAAGTAGATAATGATTTAAAAATTTTGAACTATTCTATAGAAAGAAATCAAAATTTGTTAGAAAAAATGAGACTAGGGACATATTCAAATACTAGATACTTTTTTAACCCTTTAAATGCTACTATTACTGAACCATCTAAAAGAATTTTTAGATATAGTGATTATGCTAATAATATCAGTAATCTTGGTAAAGAAATAATTGATTTTCCAGATATTTTAAACAGTTCTGGACAAACTTTATCAACTAGAATTGTTACTGGAATTTTAGATGTTGGAACTTTAAATAAAGGAATCTCTAAAGATGTAAATGCTGATCTGACTGAATATCAATCTCAGGTATTAATGAGATATAATAATTTGACCATGCAAATTTTAAAAGTTACTCTTCCATTAAATACCAACTTAAGAGCTGGAGATATAATCGAATGTTTATTCCCAAGAGTTTCAAGAGAAACAGCTAAAGAATTTGATGAAGACCAAAGTGGTCTATATATGATTAAAGAGTTACGTCATCATTTTAATGCGACTAATTCTTTCACTGCATTAAAATTAGTCAGAGATACATTCGGAAGAAAGTAAATAGCCATGCTAGATCAATCATTATTTCAAAGTCATTTTATTGGTAGGGATGGTTTTCGTTGGTGGATTGGTCAAATTCCTCCTGTTGAATATTGGCAAGAACAAGCAGATCAAAATGGTTGGGGTCTCAGAGCTAAGGTTAGAATTCTTGGATACCATTCTTTAGATCCAAATGAGTTAAGTAATGATGATCTTCCTTGGGCTCAGATAATGCTGCCCACAACTGCAGGATCTGGGTCAGCTTTTTATGGGGTAAATCCAAAGGTAAATCAAGGTGATTTGGTAATTGGATTTTTCTTAGATGGTGATAATGCCCAAATTCCAATTATTATGGGAACATTGGGGAAAACATCTGAGTGGGGGAATTCTTCGTATCAAGATCCTTTTGTATCTTTTACTGGATTTACTGATAATAAACCTCAACCAGATCCATCTATGAGAGCTGGAGCAGATACAAATGAAGCTACTCCACAATCACAACAACCTCCTGCAGTACTTGATCCAAGAAATGCAACGGCAAGTAATCCAACAGCATTTTCTGGTACTGGTACAGTAGTTCCTCTTGCGAATACTTGTGAAAATACATCTCAATCAGTAATTAAATCTGAAATTGATAAATTGCTTAAGTGGATTCAACAGGCCGAAAATAAAATAGGAACAATAGAACAACAAATTAGAAAAACTGCTGAGGTTATAAAAGGTGCCTTAAGTTGGCTATTATCCCAAATGTTTAAAAGGCTTGAAAGTTTTCTAGTAGGAACACAAGAAAATCCTGGAATTATATCAAGAGGAATACAAGCTTTATATACTACAGTCTATGGATCTGTTTTAGCTGCTACTGGGCAACCAGATGAAGCTCACAAAGCTGGATGTGCAGCAGAGAATGCCTGCATTGCCCCAGTTCAATTGCTTGAAAAAGCTCTTGTCTGCGTAAAAAATGCAGTTTTGGATGAACTTGCAACTCTTATAGTGCAACTTTTAAATTCTTTGATACAAAATGTAGAATCTTTTGTCACTTGCGCTGCCGAACAATTTATTGGCGTTGTCTTAAATGTAGTTGTAGATCAAGTTTCAACTGCTTTAACCTCAGCTTTAGATGGAGTTCTTGGAATTTTAGGCGTAGCTTTTAATGTTGCTAGTTTTTTACGCGAAGTTACGACTGCTTTTACAGATTTATTAGATTGTGGACAAAGTGATAATAAATGTAATGGTGTAAAAGAATGGAAAGTTGGTGTCGGTCCAGTTAGTCCAGGAAATACTAATATTCAAAACATATTTAATGAGCTAAACAATCTGGGATCTCTTGCCGATTCTGTTGTCCAGGGAATATCTGGAGTAAAAGGAAGTATCGAAAATACTGTTGGAGCAATTAATTCTACTGTAGATTTATTCAATGGGAAATCTTCATTACCTACAGGTTCTATAAATTCTTGCTACACTGGTGTTCCCACAAGCTGCGGACCACCTACATTGAAGATTTTTGGTGGTGGTGGAATAGGTGGTGCCGCTGCTCCAATCTTCGGAGCTGTTATTCAAAACACAACATTATATCAAAATGTATCTCAAACTGCAAGTATTATTGGTGCAACAATTACTGATGCAGGATCTGGATATAAGTTCCCTCCATTTGTTGAAATAAGTGATAATTGTGGATTGGGATATGGAGCTAAAGCGAGATCTGTAATTAATGACAAAGGTCAACTTGAAGCCATTTATATTGTGACCCCTGGAACTGGTTATCCAGTAGGAGACAATCAGTCAAGTGGAGTTACGGATACTGTAATTCAATCTTCTGGAATTAATTACTCCAATGGAGACACTGCAACAGATAATTTTGGAAATGAATATGAATTAACAATTGATAATGGAAAAATTATATCTGCTACACCGATAAATATTATAGAAGTTACAGGGCTTCCAAGAATTACTATTAATTCTGATACAGGATATGGTGGAGTCATAAGTCCGATATTTGGATCAGTTCCACAACAAACTAAAGTTCAAACGCAAATAGATTGTCCGATATAATTTAAATGTCAGAGAAATTAAACTACGAAGCCAGAGATTATATCAGTGTTGGTTCAAATTTCGTAATTACTACGAATGATCCTAGACCTGCTGCAGATGCCCCATCAGTTTTTCATACATATTCTTTTACTAAAGAGCATAATCAACACAATCAGGTTTTTACTGAAAGTGGTTCTTATCACATTTTAAATGACAAAGGTATTGAAATTGTTGCAGGAAATAAAGGTTCTGAAGGTGTTGATATTTGTATTACTGGAATGAGTGGTGGTGACATAACAATTACTGCTATGAGCACTGGTGCAGTTAAAATCAGAGCGCATACTGTAATGATAGAGGCTGGAGAAGATTTAGAACTAAAAGCGGGAAGAAATATTACTTTGAATACTGGATCTGGAAGAATTGTTTTAGATTCAGATAAAATTGATGATCTTTCTATGAAAGGAACAGGAGTTAATAATAGTTTCCTTCAAAGAGCTTTTTCTTTAGCCCATAATTATGATACAGTATCTCAAATAACTACTGGCCAAGATTTAATTTCAGTTTTATTTGCAGCGGCTGGAGGAGTAATTTAATGGGTCTTATTTCTCTTATATTAAAATTTCTAGGATTTCCAGATTTTCCTGTAAAGGGTCAAAAAACTTTCAATGCTACTGAAACTACATTTGGAAGTAATGTAATAGTTACTGGAGAAACTATTGAACAAGGTAATTCTGTTACTTTAAAGGAAAAGTTAATTTGTGGCAATCTATGGCTTCTCAAAAATCCATTTAATCGAAATCCAATTATTCCAAATATAATTGGATCTTTTGGAACAATCTCTGGATGGTCTGGTGTTTTTGTAACAGGACTTACAGAAACTCTTGGATCAAATATTACAAATGGATCTGATATAAATTTGGGAGCCGCTGATATTTCATACTCAGCACTTCAGAATAATTTAACGGGAATGATTTATGATGTAGTTCCTGAATCTTGTTCTGTTTCTCCTTCTATTGATCTTACATCAATAAGTGGAAATTTGAATGGATATTGGACTTATCATGGAGTTGAAATTTCAACAGAGCCAGATGTAACATCAGATATTCGTTTAAAGAAAAATATTGAAAGATTTGAAAGTGGTTTAAATATTGTATTAGAATTAAAACCAGTTCGCTTTGATTGGAGGGAAGATAAATGCCCATCTTCTTTTATAGATGGATTTAGAGAGCCAGAAGACATTTACGGTTATCCTGGAAAAGTAAAGAGGCAATATGGTTTAATCGCTCAAGAAGTTGAAGAAATTGCTCCAGATCTTGTCGGTGAAAGAAAAATGTATGATGAAACATATAAAATGGTTCGATATGAAAAAATTGTACCTATTTTGATTTCTGCCGTTCAAGAGTTAAATCAAAAAATCGAAGAACTTCAAAATAAAATTGATGCTCTGACATCTGAAAATAAATAACAAAAATGAGTTGTGAAAAATGATTGATGAAAATTTAAGAAGTAATGTAATTCAAATTCTTGAGAATGAACAAAATCAATTAAAAGGTTCGTTAGAACCTCAAACAACAGTAAAACCTCCTGAAACACTTTCAATTGTGGAGGCTAAAACAAATCCTGATGGAACTTTATTTGAAAATGTAACAGAACAACAAAGTAATTATGTGTCTGGAAGTATAGATTCTAATTTAAGATATAAATTTGGTGATGATGCACAAACTCTTCAGCAATTTTGTAAGGCTGTAGATGATCAAATTCTTTCCATAAATTCTCAGATTAACGCAAAAAAACAGCAAATTATTTCATTGTCTTCTGATGCTATAAGTAGAAATTGTTGGCCAGGAATAGCATCTAGCGTTTTTAATAGTGTAACTGTGCAAACATTTTTTGGAGAAAATATTACAGTTAATAATGATATAGAAAATCTTCGTATTTATTCATATCTTGCTGGTCCCGATGTAAGATATAATGTCAAAAATCCATTCAACCCAAATAAAGTCATAGGACTTACAAGTAATTATTCTGGTTATGGATATAAAAATTTAGTAGATCCAGTTGTTTATAAAAATAAAGATGGATCTAAAACTGGAATTGCTACTGATGGGAGTGGAGATTCTATAGGTGTAGGTAGATTTGACATATCTGAAATTTCTAGTGATCATACAGCTAGAGTTTTTGCACCTTATACTTATAGCGGAGCAACTGGAACCAACGCCCCAGCAACTTGTGTAGGAATTGGAACTAGCATTCGCTTATTATATAATGAAATTATTGCATTAAGAACTCAAAGAGATTCTTTAAGAAATGATTTGAATACCATTAAAAATAATAAAACTCAAAAAGAACTTTCTGCTTGGGGTATTCAAAAAATTAATGCACAGATTGCTGCAAGAGAAACAAAAAATATTGCAGCAATTGCTGCAGTTAAGAATTTCAATACTGATGTAACAATAAATGCTGATGCTCTTGTTTTATATCTTGATGTTGGAAGTCCAGATTCTTATAGCGGTATAGGAACTACATGGTATGATCTAAGTGGATATGGAAACAATGCAACTCTATTTCCTACTTCTTCTCCAGCATCTTATCAATATTCCGATGGCAATTATCTGACATTTAATGGAACAGATCAATATGCTCAAACTGGAATTAGAACTACTGCACAACAAAATATTGTTGGAGCTGGAAGCACTTATATGATAGAAACATGGTTTAGAATTAATAGTTCTCCTTCTAGCGGAAGTTTTAATACTGTTGTTTCTGTAGCTGGAACTGTTCCACCAGTTTCTGGTGTTATTACTGGAATTACTACAACTAACATAACAGTTGGACAAGATGTAAAAATATTGTCAAATATTATTGGTTCTGGAACAACAGTTACTGCAATTGGTATCGGAAGTGTTTATATTAATCCAAAATCAATTAATGTTGGAACTTCAACAAATACATCGCTACAATTTGGTCAATATCTTAACTATGCAAATACAATTGTAGATATAAATGCATCTTCAACATCTTCAAATATGTTGGGCGTTTCATATGGGCAAAGTGGAATTTTTTCTGGCGTTTCTAAAAATTGTTTAATTTATACTGTATCTTCTGGTATTGGAAACACAACTCTTGTTGGTCCACAAATTAAAACAGGAAGTTGGTATCAAGGTGCTGTTGTGAGAAATGATATAAACAGTACGACACTTTATCTGAATGGAGTAGGAGTTGCAACTTATATCGGTAACATAGCATCTGGAGCTGCTAGTACCACTACAGTTAAAGTCTCTGCGTGGACAGATGAAGTTGTGTACTCTAATATCTCCGTAGCTCTTGTCAAAATCTACCAAAGGTCTTATACTGATGCGGAGATAAAGAACAAGTTCGATGCTTTGAAAGGTAGATTTGGAATTGTTAATTAAAATGCTTTGAGGCCCCTTGACAGGGGCCTCAGGTGTGTGCTATGCTTGGATAGTAATCAGAAAAAAGATTTTATGGGCGATTCTCAAGAATGTGTGGAAAGTATTATAATTGATGTCTGTAGGAAATCTTTTCTACTTTTTAGTGATGAAGGTAACTCTAAAAGAGTAGATTGTGAAACTTCAAAGCAGTTTATGAATGTTTTAGAAGTTGTTACGGCTAATCTGAATCCTGAACAAATTAAGTATTCCGAACTCGCAGTATATGAAAATTCTCACAGTTGAAGAACTTCAAAATAACTTTGATGAATATTTTGAAAAAGTTGAAAAAGGAGAAACATTCATAATTCAAAGTAATTGTGGAAATGTAATGCTTCTTCCTTATGCAATATATAAAACTGAAATTGATGAATTAGTTCGTATACACACTGATCACGAAGAAGCATCATGATGAAATGGGTGGAATATCCACCCATTTTTTGTAGTAAAATAAATAAAAGATATTTAACGGAACAGTAAATGTCTCTTAAGTACAAAATTACAAGTGCTTATTGTTATTACAATAAAAAAACCATGATTGTTAAAATGTACTTTATAAATGAGGTTCCGTTTACTTTTGACGAACTTCCAGAATTTGCAATTCATGATCCAGAGCTAAATGAATTAGCAGACATGCAAAATAGATTTGAGCCTGAAGATTTATATAAAAGTTCTAATTATTTGTTACAAGAAGAAGTGCATCCTTGCTTTTTTACTGTCGAATTAGAAAATCCAGAAGATATGCCTGATGATTTGTTTGAATTTGATGAAGAAGATTTAGCCAGCTAAATATACAATAGCAGTAACACAATAGCTATAATCTGATGGCTTTAAATAAATTAGACAATTTTCTCAAGAATACTGAGGGAAGAATTTTATATGTAAATCCTAACGATCTTGATTCCACAGATAGTATAGAAAATCAAGGAAATTCTCTTGCTCGCCCTTTTAAAACTATTCAGAGAGCACTTTTAGAGGCAGCAAGATTTTCTTATATATTAGGAAATAATAATGATGTTGTTGAAAAAACTACAATTCTTCTTTTTCCTGGAGAACACGTAGTTGATAACCGTCCAGGATGGGCAATTTATGACAATAGTGGAGCAAAGGTAGTAAATAGATCATCGGGCGCAGAATATACCGCATCTTCTATTCTTTCACTTGGTCTAGATTCAGTTTTTGATTTAACGCAGCAAGATAATATTCTTTATAAGTTCAATAGTTGGTATGGTGGTGTTGTAGTTCCTAGAGGAACATCAATTGTTGGACTAGATCTTAGAAAAACAAAAATTAGACCTAAGTATGTTCCTAATCCAACTGATCCTAATGTAAACAATTCTGCAATTTTTAGAATTACAGGAGCATGTTACTTCTGGCAGTTTTCTATTTTTGATGGTGATACAAGTAGTCTAGTTTATACAAATCCTGATAATTTTAGCGATACTAATCTTTCCACTCCTACATTCTCTCACCATAAATTAACTTGTTTTGAATTCTGTGATGGTGTAAACAAGATCGGTTCTTATAATTTAACTGATCTTGATATGTATTATAGCAAAGTTTCTAATGCTTATAATGCATATAGGCAAATTACTGAAAAATTCCCAGGTACTCCAGATGGATTTGCAAAAAGAAATCCAGAGTGGGAAATTGTTGGAGCTTTTGCATCAGATCCACTTGATATTGCTAGCATTATTTCTGGAAATGGATTGGTTGCAAGTTCACAGGTTACTGTTACTACTGCTGTAGATCATAAATTAAATGTTGGAACTCCCATCAAAATTAAAGGTGTTGGTGACGGTACAGGATTAACAGATAATTATAATATTTCAACCACAGTTCAAACAGTTTTAAGTTCAACTAAATTTACATATTTGCTACCTGCTCTTGATTCATATGTAGCTATTAATCCTAGTCCATCCTTTGCTGGAGCTACGGTTACTGTAGAAACTGATACGGTTTCTGGTGCTTCTCCATATATTTTCAACTGTTCTCTTCGTTCAGTATGGGGTATGAATGGACTTCATGCTGATGGAAATAAATCATCAGGGTTTAGAAGTACTGTTGTTGCTCAGTTTACTGCAGTTTCTCTTCAAAAGGATGATCGTGCATTTACAAAATATGATCAAACATCTAGAACTTATCAGTATGTAAGTTATAGTACAGTTTACGGTTCTCGTTTAGCAAGTGAATCTTCTCAGACTGACTTTGATAAGATTTATCATTTGGATCCAGATGCCGTATATCGTCAAGGATGGGAAAGTTCACACATCAAAATTTCTAATGATGCATTCATTCAGATTGTTTCCGTCTTTGCAATTGGTTTTAATAAGCATTTTGATGCTCAGACTGGTGGAGATGCTTCAATTACAAACTCCAACTCAAACTTTGGACAAATTTCATTAGCTTCTTCTGGATTTAAAAAAGAAGCATTTAGTAAAGATAATAAAGCATTTATTACATCTATTATTCCACCTAAAGCAGTTACCAATACTGAAGATAAAATTGATTGGATATCTATAGATGTCGGTTTAACTACATCAGTTGGAATCACAAGTCATCTTTATCTTTATGGATATACTTCATTAGATAGTCCACCTACATCTATTACTCAAGGTTATCGAATTGGTGCAAAAGTAGATGATAAATTGTATTTTGTTGGTTCTGGAGTAACTTATTCTGCTTCCATTTATATGTGCGATAATCAAATCGCATCATCTGGATTTACAACTGCATTAGGAACTAAAAGCTCAGTTAAAACTTATCAAGTAACATCTGGACCATCATCGAATATTTTCACTGTCAGTTCAAATGTTGGAATTTCAACTGGAGAAAGTATTAAAATTATTAGTGATGATGGAGATTTACCTGAAAACATCACTGCACATCAAACATATTATGCAATTACAAGTGGTAGTACAGGAATTAAATTAGCATCTTCATATCCAAATGCTATTCGTGGGCAAGAAATAACAGTTTATGGCGGAAGCAATCTAAAAATTCTAAGTCGTGTTTCTGAAAAACAGGCAGGTGAACTTGGATCACCAATACAATATGATCCACAGTCAAAAAATTGGTTTATTCATACTAATGCTGCAAGTGGTATTTACAATGCTTTATCAATAGGTGGAACTGCAACATATGGTCAAACAACTGATTCTACTTTTATAACTAGAATTATTGATAATAGAAGTTTAGATGAAAAACTTTATAAATTCAGAGCTGTAATTCCAAAAGAAGTTACTAATGGAAAAGATCCAGAAACAGCTTTTGTTATTCAAGAAAGTAGCAATACTGGAGCTGGAAATAGTACCTACTTTACCAGAACAAGTATTGGAAGAAGTGATTATGATTATAATAAAAACCCAAGATTTATTACAACTTGTTCAGTAAGTTCTTCTACTGTTACAGTTCTTGCAGAACTTCCTCATAATATGAATATTGGAGAAGTTGTAATTGTTCAAAAGGTAAAGAGTTCAGATAATACTACAGGATCTGATAACACTGGATACAATGGAAAATTTGTAGTAACTAATATTGTTGATGCAAATACATTCCAATACTCAACTACTGATGTTTTTGGAGTAGTTCATACTCCATCAACATTTACAAGTGTTACTAGTACTAGGGATGAAAATCTACCAAGATTTTCAAGAAATGATTGGGGAGGAAATCTATTCATTTACAGAAATGAAGTTATTACTCCTTACATTAAAAATAAACAGGATGGAATTTATCATCTTTATATTTTAAATGCAAATAATCAAATTGCAAATCAATTTACTAATCTTAAATTCTCACAACTTCCTTCTGATCTTTATCCCCAATTAGATCGTGATAATGTAGATGAAAATCCAAGAGCGGCAAAAAGTTATGCAAAGCGTTCTCCAATTGGTGCAGTTGTAACGAATGATCTTAAAAAGAGTATCACTAGAGAAAGTGCAGATTTACTCGTAACTGAACTTGGAATAGGACTTACAATTTCATCAATTACATTAAATTCTGGAACTGCAACAATAAACTTTTCGAGATTCCATGGATTATCTGGAATTGTAACTGGATCAATCACTGCTGGTTCTGGATATAATAATGGTACTTATTATGGAGTTAAACTTTTAAATACTTCTCAAACTGGAACTTGGAATGGAGCAATTGCAAAAGTTGTAGTATCGGGAACTCAGGTTACTTCAGTGGATATTATAAGCCCTGGTTCAGGGTATTCTGCTGGTTCATTATACTTTGATCAAGCTACAATTGGAGCAGGAAATGCGGCAGCAAGATATAATATCACTACTGCTGGAATAGCCACAAATGTTGGTGATGTACTTCAAATAACTGGAATTGGAACAACTTCTAGTACATATGCTAGAATTTCTTCCGTACCATCTTCTACTTCAGTTTCATTTGCTTCAACAAGTGGTGATGTTGTACCTATTCCAGGTCAATATGCTTTTGTTGTTGCTCCATCCATTAATATTACTTCTTCTAATTACAATTCTTCTACAGGAATTACAACATTTGTAACTTCTTCATCGCATGGTCTTCTTGCGGGAAATAGATTTAGAGTACTTGATTCTTCTAATAATAATCTAGGTGATTATATTGTAAAAGAAAGAGTGGGAGTAACAACATTTACAGCACTCACAAATAAATTAATTTCTGCTACAGGTGGATATATTTTAAAACATGGCTTATCAGCAAATGATGGAGTATCCGATGCAACTGCAGAAAATCTTGGTAGTCGTGGAGTATTTTTCTATGATAATCAATCATTTAAACTTACCTCTGCTATAACAAATTCAACAACCACAATTTTAATTAGTAATTCTGGTATTGGAACTGGTCAAAGACTTCCTATGGGATCTTATATCCAGATTGATAATGAAATTATGAGAGTTGTAAGTAGTAATAATGATACTCAAGCAACTGTAGAACGTAGCATTTTTGGTACAAATTCAGAAGCACATGATGCTAATTCGGTAATTTATAAAATTAATCCTCTTGCCGTAGAATTCCGTAGACCATCAATTATTCGTGCTTCTGGTCATACTTTTGAATATCTTGGCTATGGTCCAGGAAACTATTCAACAAGTTTACCACAAGTTCAAATAAAAACTCTTTCAGAGGCAGAACAATTTTATTCTCAGGCTCAAGAAAGATCTGCTGGAGTTGTTGTATACACTGGAATGAATAATAATGGTGATTTCTTCAATGGAAACACTAAAACTATTTCTTCTAGTGGAGAAGTTGTTTCTTATGATATTCCAAATCCTACAATTACTGGCGATACTGGTAAGAAATCAAGTTCTGTATATGATGAACTTACAATTAATGATAGAATTATTGTTGAAGGTGGAACTTCTGGAAACATTCTTTCTCAATTTGATGGTCCAGTTACCTTCAGTAAGGATGTAAGATTTAAATCAACAGTATTGTATAATGATAAAGTAAAATTTGGAAGTTCTTATTCAGATTCGGTCACTATTACTGGTGGATTGGTTGTAAATGGATCTCTTGTCGTTAACACTGGATTAGTACCTGATAAAAATCTTGATGCTTACTTAGGAACATATTCCAATGCATTTAGTGAAGCATATGTTGGCAATATCAAAATTGCTCAAACTGATGATAATACAATTGATACTACTACTGGAAATCTGAAATTAAGTACTCCAACGGGTAGCAATGTTGGAATTCAAACAAATACAGTAATAAACGGAACTCTGACTACAACTTATCTTAATGCTCCAAATATTAGCCCAATTGGATCAATTATGATGTGGGCTGGCACTCTTCCTGATGTTCCAGACAATTGGCAACGTTGCAATGGACAAGCTCTTAACACATACTCTTATGTTGAATTACATAAAATTATTAGTAATACTTATGGCGGAACATCTTATACAGCTGGAGTAACTGATCAACCAGGAGCAACTACTACTTTCAATCTTCCAGCTATGGTTGATAAATTTGTAGTTGGAGCAGGTAATCAGTATAACAGAGGTGATACTGGAGGGTCGGATACTGTCACACTTGATATTACTCAAATTCCCTCTCATAGCCATGATATAAATGACCCTGGACACTTCCATTATATTGGAACAAATCCTTGCAATAGTGGCAGTGGTGATAGATCTCCAGAAGCTCCAACCACTAACCCAACGTCAAGACAAACAGGCGTTTCTACAACAGGAATTACAATTCAACCTAATGGTGGAGGATTAGCTCATGAAAACAGACCTCCATATATTGCTTTGCACTACATTATAAGACTTAAATAAATAACTAAAAATCTAGTATAAAATGGCAAATTATAGAAAGTCATTTAATCTTAGGAATGGTATTCAAGTTGATAATAGTAATTTTGTTGTAAATTCTAATGGATTGGTGGGAGTAGGAACTTCATCTCCTAGTGGGTATTTGTTAAATGTATATGGCGATACAAGAATTACTGGTATAGTAACTGCAAATGCTTTTTATTCAGGAATTGCAACAGTTGGTATCTTAAGTGTATTTAATGGTGCAGTTGTATCTGGAGCAGTTACGGCAACGACTTTCTATGGAAGTGCTGCAGGACTTACTGGATTTTATGCTGTAGCTAGGGATGGGTGGTATATTAATACAGCAAATTCCTCAATTTCAACTTCTTACAAAGTTGGTATAGGAACTACAAATCCTCAATATGCACTGCAAATTGGCAATCCTCCAACAGGTAAAGGTGCTTATGTAGATTCTTCCACTGGAAATATTTTTTCTAGTGGAACTGTCACTGCAACTACACTTACTGGCAATTTAGATGCTGCTAATATTACAGGAACAATTGATACGGCAAGAATGCCATCTAATGTTGTTGCAACTACATTTACAGGAAATTTAGTTGGAACTGCATCTACTGCAAATTCCATTTCATCAAATTCAAATATTACTGTAAATTCCATTAGCAGTGGATTTTCAACTACAGGAATTTCTACAGTTTATACCACACTTAATGTTCCAGGAAATATTGGAGTAGGAACTGCATCCCCAAATGCTCAAATTCATGTTCGTAATTCTGGTATTTCTTCAATACAACTTACGAGTGATGGTTCAAATGCATCAATCATTACTTTTGGGAGAAGTGTTAATATAACATCTAGCTCTACAAATGGTCAAATTCGTTTTGGAAATACTAATATTTCCTATCAAGATAGCACTGAGCAATCTGTAGATATTATTAATTATGATGTAGGAAATTTAAATTTCTATTTAAATCCTGGTGGTTCTGGAACAGGTTCCTACAATTGGTATAAGTCGGGTCTTTCTAAGATCATGACATTAAACAGTTCAGGAAATCTTGGGATTAATTCAGCTTCTCCATCTAGTAGGCTTTCTGTTGTAGGAAATGCTGCCATAAGTGGAGTTGCGACTGTTGGAGTATTAACTGCAACAAATGCGACAGTTTCTGGAAGTTTAAATGTTCCTGGAACTGCATATATTAATGCAATCAAAGATAAAGATGGACAACTTGGGACATCTAATCAAGTATTAACAACGACTGGAAGTCAAATTGATTGGCAATCATTAGATAGTTTACCTATTACTGGAAAAATTACTCAAATTATAAAATTTACATATTCAACGATAGTTTCTCATACTACCAGTTGGAATAAAACGGGATTAGCAACTACAATTACACCTTCTTCTACAAGTAGTAGAGTTATAATTCTAGTTAATCAACCAGTTGCATATTTTACAGATGGTTCTGGTTCAATAAGAGTTTCGAGAGATGTTGGAATTGGTACTGAACCTCTTTATACTCCAGGTAACTACAATTTTGCATCAAATGTAAGTAGTGGAACTGGATATGGTGCAGCGATTGCATCTATTCAGTATATTGATACTCCAGGAGTAGTTAATCCAATAACTTATTATACTGAAGGAATATCCAGTGCGAATACTTATTTTAGATCAAATTGTGGCTTGTTAGCATCTGTTCAACAATCAGCAACATCACAAATTTACTTGATTGAAATTTCCTAATGGGCTTGACACACTATCATAATACTGCTAGACTGCGTTTGTTAATGATGAAGATGAGAATCTGAGTATCTCTAAGAACTTAAAGATCCAATTGGAAAACTGGCACAAGGGGGATTTACAGGCCCCCTTTTTTGCTGCTACATTATCTGCATGTTCGACAAACAACTCCGTGTTTGAGCTTCGCCCTCATCAACAAATTGCTCTGGATGCTCTGGCTCAGCATTACAAAGGCGTCTGTGTGATGCCTACTGGTGCTGGCAAGACTAACATTGGCATCTTTGATACTATTCGCCAGTTTCAGTCTGAAATTCCTCAGACTGTGGTGGTTGTCTCTCCTCGCATTCTTCTTGCAGATCAACTCTCTTCTGAGTATCTGGAGTTCATCACGAATGCAGAAGTTCTTCATGTTCACTCTGGTAAGACGCATCACTTCAGCAGCACTCGTCCGAAGACCATTCGTGGTTGGTATGAGTGTCATGATACCAGTCATAAGCTGATCTTCACGACGTACAATTCTCTACACTGTCTGGTGAACTCTGAGATTGATGTAGATACGATCTACTTTGATGAGGCTCACAATAGCATTCGTAGTGATTTCTTCCCTTCTGTGGAGCATTTCTCTGCAGAAGCCAAGCGTTGCTACTTCTTTACTGCAACGCCAAAGCATTCGACTGTAATTTCCAAGCCTGGTATGAACGATACGGATGTGTATGGTTCGATCATCGCTAAGGTTCCTGCACCGAAACTGGTCAGTGGTGGCTATATCGTTCCTCCTAAGATGATCTCTGCTGAAATGCGTCTTTCCGTCAAAGGTGAGGACATTTCTTCAAGGGACCGTGACTATCTGCTTCAAGTCATTCAAGACAATCCTGTCAATAAAATTATGATTTGTGCTAAGGCAACGAAGCACATTATTGGTCTGATCGCTGAGACTGACTTTGCAGAACAGCTTGCGGAAGAGGGTTACTCTCTGATGCACATTACTTCCAAGCACGGTGCTTTCATCGACGGCGAGAAAGTTGACCGTGAAGAGTTCTTCGATACTCTGAATGCTTGGGGTAAGGATTCTGATAAGAAGTTCGTGATCATTCATCACAGCATTCTATCGGAAGGCATCAATATCTCTGCACTGGAGGCTGTGGTGTTCATGCGTTCTATGGACGTTGTGGGCATTGGGCAGACCATTGGTCGTACTCTGCGTCTGCACCCTGAAGACGCTGAAGGAATTCGCTCTGGAAGGCTCACAGCAGGCTCTCTGAGCGACTATACTAAGTCCTATGGCCTGGTGGTCTGCCCCGTCTTTGACAGGGCTTCTGGGGGCACAGCACAGGCTGTCAGCAACGTGGTGGAAACTGTCTTCACTCATGGTGACGTTGCAGTTGCCACCATTCGTCGCTGATCTTTACAAACACTATTCACTCTTAACTATCATGAAGTACAACGTCATTTTTGTTGCTGGCAACACTCGTCTGGTTGAACAAGTTTATGCCAATAGTCCCCGCCAGGCTCAGGAAGTCGTCAAAGCACGAAATCCGAATGCTCGCATCGTCAATGTGACTGGTTGATCATGAGCCTTCCTTTTATTCCTCATGAAGGAGTTCTAAAGCCTGTCATGGGAGATCCTCTTGGATATGTGACGAAGGATGGTAAGTGGGCTGCTGTTCCTCATGGAAAACAATTTATCATTCTCTGCAATGGAGAACAGGTTCACCTTTCTAAGACCCTGAGTGATGCTAAAACATATATTCAAAAGAAAGTCAAACAAACTCCAAGAAAGAGAAAGTCCACTTCAAGTCTTGAAGAACATCTAACTTGATTAAATACCTTTGAAATCATTTCACGAACAAATTGCATGATGGAAGAAACCAAAAATGAACTATCCCTATGCTTATCTAATAGTTTTCAGCATACTTCTGTATTTGATTTTAACTGATGAAAGTATCGCAAAAGCATTTTATTTGATTTGTCAGATCGTTAGAATTAAATATGAAAGATTTAAATGGTGGATACGATATTGTCCAGATAATCCAATTGTAAAATATCTGATTTGGAGAAGATCTTATCAGATAGCAAAACAGCTTCAAGAAGAGTTTGACAAAAAGTCGAAAGAGAATTAAACTTATTTGTGTGTCGGAGGTAATTATGTCAAGAACCTATCGCAACTTAGAAGGAATGCATCGTGGAGCACTTCGTTTTCCTCAAACTTATAATGAGATTCGAAATCTGAGTGCAGTAATGTTAGACGATGATTTTGAAGAATATGATCTGTCAAAAAGAAATCGCATCTCTTCCAGATTTCATAGTGTCCCTACTGCATGGGACGATCAAGTTGTTTCTGGATATTATCAAATGGACTATAAACCTCATGATGTATAAGTGGAATATAGATCCAACAGATCCTGTGACAATTGCTCGTTTGATAAGTGAGTTAGAAGGTGCAACCTACATTCTTGAATGCTTAGACGATGCATCAGAAGAGTTAAGTTTTCTGAATGAAATGAAGAAAAAGTATTACAAAGAATACTTTAAACGATCTAAATAACCTTAACCTTGGAGATTTATTGATGCTTTCAACTGCATATCGTCTGAGATTGGAAGAGATTTGTAATAAAATTGCAAAGCAACAGACAGTAGAGTTAAATGATATTATTTGGGCAGAGAAGCTAGCAGCAGTCAATTCAACTGCTGCGAAGTTTCTTCGTCAGGCACGAAGAATGGCAGCAAATCCTAATATGAAAGAAGGAAGTTTAGATGACTTTTTGAACATGATGGATTTAGGGCATCCAGATCCATCAGAACATCGCACAAGATTTGAAGGTCCAGATGATATTGCAGACTTTTTTCATAATGGAGACAACATGAGGAGAGATTGATGGAGTGGATGCAATTTGTATCTCACGAACTTTATTTGTTTGTGAGTTTTATGTGTGGACTTGTTTTAGGTTATATTGTAGGTAGAAGAGAAGACAATTTTTAAACTGGCACAAGCCTCTTGACGGGAGGCTTTAGGTCCTGTCATACTGATCACATACGACATTCAACATTATGACACGCAAACTTGCACGCATTGCTGAAATCACTGACATTCACCCCATTCCTGATGCTGACGCCATTGAGTGTGCAGAAGTCGATCATGGGTGGAATGTCGTTGTAAAGAAAGGTGAATACTCTGTTGGTGATCTTGCCATCTATCTTGAGATTGATAGTTGGGTTCCTCATGAACTTGCACCTTTTCTTTCTAAGGGACATGAACCCCGTGAGTATAATGGTGTGAAAGGTGAACGCCTCCGCACTATGAAACTTCGTGGTCAAGTATCTCAGGGACTTCTTCTTCCTAAAACTATTTTGGATGAAAAAGGTTTCTGGCCTCTTGCAGGTAATCCTGTTGGTCATGATTTAACTATTCAACTAGGTATTCAGAAATGGGAAGCACCAATTCCTGCACAACTTGCTGGGGAAGTTGAAGGTCCGTTTCCTTCCTTTATTCCGAAGACAGATCAGGAACGCTGCCAGAATCTTCATGATGAAATCTTCACTGAGCATTATGATGAGACCTATGAAGTTACTGTCAAACTGGATGGTACTTCCTGCACCATTTACTATAAGGAGGGTAAGGTCGGTGTGTGTGGTCGTAACTGGGAACTGAAAGAGACTGAAGGTAACACACTTTGGAAGTGTGCTCGTTCTCAGGGACTTGTTGAAGGTCTGGAGAAACTTGGTCGTAATCTTGCTATTCAAGGTGAGGTGATTGGTGAAGGAATTCAGAAGAATCAAGAGAAGATCAAAGGTCAAAAGTTCTATATGTTTGACATCTACGACATTGATTCTAGACGATATCTGAATGCTTATGATCGTCAACATATTCGATTTCAACTCAAAGATTTGAGTGGAGAATCTGTCATGCATGTTCCCATTTTGGATACCCTCATCAAACTCAAGGATCTGAACATTAACACTATGAATGATCTTCTCTTGAGTGCTGATGGTCCGTCTCTTCATGCAAATCAGCGTGAAGGAATTGTGTTCAAGTCTATGGACAGTGACTTTACATTCAAGGCAATCTCTAACAAGTGGTTGCTCAAGAACGACGGTTGATAAACTGGCACACGACTCCTTGATTTTATCGTCAAGAGGTCTTATATTATTCGGAGAACTGAAACAGACATGGACTACAAATTCCCGATCATTGAAACCATTGATGATGTGCTGCCTCACATTGAAGGTAAGGAAGAATTCCGTGTCTTCAATAAAGACTGGTACATTGTAGTCAACTACATGGTTGCCTTTGAGGATACTTTCCCTTCTGTGAAAGTTTCTGGTGGGTCTGCCAAGATGCGTGAAGCACGGGAACGGGAGCACGCAATTCTTCGTGAATGCCGTGGTCTGATCTTCAACAGCGATGGTGAACTGATTTCCCGCCCTTATCACAAGTTCTTCAACATTGGTGAGAAGCAAGAAGTTCTGACCAAACGAGTGAATCTTTATGAACCTCATGTGGTTCTGGAGAAACTGGATGGTAGCATGATTCGTCCGATTCCTACCAAAGAGGGTTTCCGTCTTGCTACGAAAGCAGGTATCACTGATGTTGCAATGAACGCAGAGGTGTTCATTTCAGACAAGAAAAACTACAAGACCTTTATTGAAAAGTGCATTCAGGAAGGCACCACACCTCTTTTTGAATGGTGCTCTCGTAAGAATCGTATTGTGGTTGATTATCCTGAAGATCAATTGATTCTGACTGGTATTCGGTATCTTGATACTGGTGCCTATGTTAACTATAAGGTGATGACTGAGTATGCAAATGCTTGGGACATTCCTATAGTCAAGGCAATTGATGGTCTGGCAATTCAGAACATTGAATTGTTTGTGGAGCAAATCCGTGAATGGGAAGGTTCTGAAGGTGTGGTTCTGCGTTTTGATAATGGGCATATGTGTAAAGTAAAATCTTCAGATTATGTCTTCCGCCATCGTTCCAAGGACGCAATCAATCATGAAAAGAATGTCATTGAGGTAATCCTGAATGACTCTGTGGATGACATTGTACCTCTTCTGACTGAAGATGATGCACACCGTCTTCATGCTTTCCAAACTGCGTTCTGGATGGCAGTTGAAGATGTTGGGTCAGACATTTATGACGCATATTCTTCAATCAAAAATGTGGAGGATCAGAAGAAATTTGCAACTGTTGCAGTTCCTACTGTTCCTAAACACTATCAACCATTCATGTTCAAACTTCGGAATGGTCATAAGGTCAAGGATCTGATTGTAGACAAGATTTGCAAGTCTATCTCCAGTCAAACTAAAGTTAACGAAAATCGCTGGTTGTGGGGGAACTTAAAATGGAACTAATTTTACTTTGTGGAATCCCTACCTGTGGGAAGTCCACCTATGTCAACAATCTCATTACTCAACCTCGCTATGCTGATGCGGTTGTTCTGTCTACGGACAACTACATTCAAAGGGTTGCGGATGAGCAAGGTAAGACCTATGATGATGTCTTCAAGAAGACTATTTCAGAAGCAACCGACTATATGTGGGAACGTCTGAAGTTTGCGATCTTTGAACAACGACACATCATCATTGATCAAACAAATCTGACTCCAAAGACACGCAAACAAAAGACTTCTAAAGTTCCTGCTGATATGTACCGCAAGAAAGCAGTGTATTTTGAGATCACATTGAAGGAAGCACTGGAACGCAACAAGCATCGTGAAGGAAAGTGCATTCCTGAAGGTGTGTTGAAGACCATGTATCATTCCTTTGTAATTCCTAACAACACTGAAGACTTTGAGGTGATCGAGCGAGGCAACTGATGGACGGTCGGAGCACTGGCACATCACCAGTCACACTCCGACCTTTCATCCCTTATATTAGATACATCGAATTGGTGAGAAGCATGTTTCAATTCGCAGAAGTCGGCGGTGCAGTTCGGGATTCTATGCTCGGACTGAACTCCAAGGATGTTGACTTTGTTGCAGTCCCCAACAATCCAAATCGTTTTCAAAATGCAAATGATGCCTTTGATACTCTAGTAAACTGTTTGAAGGTAGACGGATTTAAGGTCTTTCTGGAGACTCCACAGTTCTTCACGGTGCGAGCACAGGTTCCTGACTGGCACCCACTGAAGCGGCGAACCAATGTCGCAGACTTTGTGCTGGCCCGCAAGGACGGCCCTAGCAGCGACGGCAGGCGCCCTGATTTCGTGCTGCCTGGCACTCTGCTGGACGACCTGCAGCGACGGGATTTCACCGTCAACGCAATGGCGATCCTGAATGGTGATCTGGTGGATCCCTTCAATGGTCAAGACGATCTCAATAGCAATCTTCTCCGTTTTGTTGGCAATCCAACTGATCGGATCGCAGAAGATGGTTTGCGAGTGATGCGAGCACTGAGGTTTCATATCACCAAAGGGTTTGACATTGAAGCGAACACTTGGGATGCAGTCAACAGTGACTTTGCTGCTGAAATGCTGAGCAAGGTTTCGGTTGAGCGTATCCGTGAGGAACTTGACAAGATGTTCCTTGCAAACACTGTCGCTACGATGGAAACTCTGAGCGATCTTCGTCGCAACATGAAGAATGCCATCTTTCGTGATGGTCTGCGTCTCATGCCAACATTGAAGCAATGAACCTCAAACAACATCTAAGAGAAAGACACCTTAACTTAGATTTACACCGTCCTGTCTTGGATGAACAACTGAATATCGCTACTTTCTATTGTTGGAATCCATCTGGGCAACTGGTAGGGTATCAACAATACAATCCAAATGGAGATAAGAAAATCTTTAACTCCAAACTGGAAGGAAAGTATTACACCTATCGCAACAAGAATCAACCAACCATTGTGGTTTGGGGATTAGAAAGTCTCTATCAGTCAAGCGGAGTAATCTACTTGACTGAAGGGATTTTTGATGCTGCAAGAATGACTGAGGTTGGTGCATCTGCATTGTCTACAATGGCGAATAATCCACCCAAGGATTATCGCAACTGGTTAGATATGCTGCATCGTCCTGTTGTTGCTGTATGTGACAATGACGATGCAGGTAAAAAACTTGCAAAGTTTGGGCATTATGTGGAAGTTGTGCCTGAGGGTAAAGACCTTGGAGAAGCACCTGATGATTATGTAAGGTATCTTCTCTCCAAGTACGCCAATTCTTAAACTGGCACAGCAGTCTCCCACTTTTGCCCATTCATCCCCTATAATCATTACATACACAAACACATCATGGACAAGCGCAACGCAATCATTTTCGATCTGGATGGCACCATCTGCGATGTTACCCATCGTCGTCACTTTGTAGCAACGAAACCGAAGAACTGGAAGGCATGGAATGAGGGTATGGTCAATGATCAACCGAATACTGCTGTTGCCTTTGTGTATGCAGCACTTCATGCAGTCAAGCACATGACTACAGAACCGACTGACATTATTCTGGTGTCTGGTCGTTCCGATGACTACCGTGAAAAGACTGAACAGTGGTTGCAAAATCATCGGTTTGAGTATTCTGCTCTTTACATGCGGAAGTTCAAGGATAACCGTGATGATTCCATTGTCAAGGGCGAAATCGCTGATGAAATCGAAAAGACACACAACATTCTGTTTGTCTTCGATGATCGCAAGCGTGTCGTTGATATGTGGGTCAACCGTGGCATCTGGGTCTTTGATGTAGGCCAAGGCAAAGGCGACTTCTGAGGGCTTGACATCAAGCCCTCTTTTTCCTATAATGTTCTTTACTTTATCATCTCTATGTCTGAAACTGGCTCTGTAAAATTCGTCTACACTATGTCAGACGAGAACTTTGAATACTCTAAAGACTTTAAGGAGCTTCTTCCCGATCAAAAAGTCGTAGTTGAAAGTGAAAGGCATGATCTTTCCGTGTATCAATACTTTCATCTTTTTAAGAACTTTTTGGCTGCAGTTGGTTTCAATGAGTTTCAAATTATGGATGGGGCAGCTCATCTTGCTTTCAATGAGTATAACAATGAAGAACTGATGAAAAAAGTTGCTTCTGAATATGACTTGATTTTGTCAGAGGAACTCCCTGAAATCCTTGAAGACCGATTGGAAATTGAGAGGAAATGGAATGAGCAAAACCAACCTGATATTGATGCGTGGGAAAAACGTTATTGGGAATTTAAGAAAAATACAAATGCAAAAATTCGTGATTTGGAGGCACAGATCTCCCGTCTTAAAAATCCTGATAATCCTCAGTACACTGATGAGGAAATGGATGCGATGAGTCATGCGGCAGAAGAGCAAAATAAATTCAATCTTCTAAAGAAACTCAAGAACGCTGCAACTGTTTGTCATGACTGCGGCAAGCAATATGGAGATTATAGCGTAGGATGTTCTTCTACTTGGCAAGGAAAGTGTGGTGTATGTGGGCAAGAAAAATCCGTGACTGAAACAAGGGATTATGGTTATCTGCGTAAAGGTATTTCGGAACTGTTGAAAGATGAGTGAAAGAGCAAAAGAATTCATGAGTGCCGTTTGGCAAAAAAGAAACGAAGGAGCAGACACTGAAGAACAGTTAGTGTCTGCTATTCTTTCACTGGCGGCTGAGTCAGTTAGGTTCTACAATGCCCAGAATGATCTGATTGTTCTGGATAAGAACGATCTACTCCAACTTGCAGAGGAAATTAAAAATGAAACTCCTTAATTATTTTGTCAGAGAAGATTATGGAAATGAATATTGTTTAACTGTTCTTCAATTCAAAAGATGGTCTCTGATTCAAACCTCAGTTTCATGGTCTGATGATGCCTGCTCGCCTATGATGCAGTTTACAATAGGTTGCAATGGTCTTCTGAGTTTTTGGGTTTATGGTCATAAGTTCTCATTTTGTTTTGATTTGATCACTCTGAATTGGCATCGTGACACTTGAAGAACTGTCACAGGAGGCGCTGCATGGCGCCTTTTTTGTCTTATAATGTACTGGTAAACAACCATCCTCATGACTAAACTCTACCCCTACAACAAATACCTTCCGCATCTGATCATTCTTCGTGCAGGTGTGATGATCCCTCTTATGATTGCCTACAAAGTCTCTGAGTTTGTTTATCAAACAGTAGATAAAATCTACGATAATGCCAATCACATTCTTCCTGAAGGTGCCGAAGTCAAGTGGGTAGAATTTGAGAAACTGCCACCACGGAGACAGAAATCTATTGAGGAACTTGCCAGAATTCGTGGTGTGAATAAAGAACAAATCAATTTTTCTTATCAAGGACAAGTCCGATGACCTACCTAATCTCTTATTACTACAAAAACGATCTGGAAAAGCGTTACCAGAAACACAAGACCATGCAACTTGCAATCGCCACTGCAAATCTTCTGATTGCTCATGGGGATTATGTGATTGATAGTATTACCACTGAATATGGAGAGGGAGAATGACTGACCAACACCTACTACAAAAATCTGCAGGAAAGGCAGGCGAACTTTTGGGTCTCACAGAATGGAACACAGACCTAACACTTATCCGCATTTATAGTGTTCTTGCACGACAAACAGGAAGTGATATGAAACTTATGCGACACTGGGTTCAAACACCAAACAAACAACTGGATGGTAAAGTCCCCGCAAATCTACTGACAACTCCCGAAGGAGAATTGAAAGTCCTGTCTGTTCTTGAAAGTTATTTGAATTGAGGTATTATGAAACTCTACATTACTTACAAAGATGATGGTGCTACTGGTGTATGTGGGCAAGACACTGCTACAACCACAGCAAGAAATAAACTCTATATTTTAGAGGGAACCTATCAACAAATTAAAGATAAGATTTGGGAAGTGGAAAGTTCTTTTTCTTCTTGGCATAGAAAAAATCCAAGATTTGGTGATTGGTTTTTTGAGGGTCCAGACGATGAAGGAAATGATGATTACAATGATGTTGTTTATGTGAAAATGGAGAACCCAAATGACCTTTAATAATGAAATTGAAAAACTGAAATCTAAAATCAAAGTGCTTCAAGCAAAGGTTGAGTTTCTTGAAAAACTTGACCGAGTGAAGATGCCAGTAGAAGAAGCATATAAGGAGTGGTGGGGAGAGTATCCTAATACTAACATAAGTGATACATCTTTTATTGAAGACGCAAGGTGGGCAGGTTTTCAAGCAGGTTGGGAAGCAGCACAACCAAAAGATGTTGAGGTGAATGAAACACCAATACCTCAAACACTTTATGAGATTATTAAGGAATGGAATGACGATGATGACCAACCAACCTGCGAAGAACTTGCAGATAAGATTAGTGTATGGTTGAACGACAATCGTTTTATTTCTTATAGTGATTGTAATGAAAAATGGAATGAATGTATTGATTATCTGCGAGGAAAAATCAAATGAACATCACAAGAATTATCTTTGACTATTGGAAAATCTGGATGACGGTTCCAGTGAATACTAACCTTTGGTGCCTTGAGGGTTCCCCAGAAGGATTGATGTATTACGATTGGTATTGTATGAATTTCTGGTATGCACTCAATCACGAATGGTATAAGATGAACAATAAACTCTATGCCTATACTGGTTGCACTGCAGAATATGAAGAACCACGGGACTTTTATGATTGGGGATTTACGGAATGACTGAATGTACTTGTTCCTATCTTCAAATAGGAACTAAAACCACCGACACCAGAAACCTTAACCCAGATTGTCCATTGCACGGGACTGACAGTGTGTGGTATAATTCACCCGAACAAGTCAAGAAACGAGAAGGAAGGTCACAACGACTTCGGGAACTTTATGATGCTGCCCGCAAAGCAAGAGAGAAACTCAAATGAAACTCATAGTAAAACCCTATAAATCCCCCAGTGGCCAGGAATACTATGTTCTCTATGACTGGTATTGGTATCACTGCGGTCTTTATAGTAGTCAAGAACAAGCAGAACAAGATGCCATTAAAATTCTGGAAGAAGAAAAGGAACGAAGACTAAAACGACCAGAAACAGAAAGAGTTTATTATGAACTTCAAGGAGACACTATTGTAAGAGGAATGGAATGAAACTCAAAGACCTAAAAGAAAAACTTGCCCAGTATCCTGATGATTTAGAAGTCCTGATTTATGGTGATAATATTGAAGATGACTTTGCAATCTTCAAGACCTCAATCAATCACTGCACTTATACTACAAAGTGGCAAAGTGAAATTGACTATTACTCCTTTACTGAAGAAATCTGTGAGTATAGGGATGAGGTAAAAGGTAAGATTACGGAAGGACAAATTCCTATGACTAAAAAGGATGTTCTGATTATTGAGGTTTGATATGAATGAGAAACTAAATCTCTTTGATAAACTTGGTTATGGGTTCTACTGGTTTGCAGAATGCGTCAAGGAATGGTATGATGTTGTCTGGACTAACTACTATGACGAGGATGAAGACCCTGCCTTTGACTTCTTTAATCATATCAACTGCAATTATCCTTTAGAGTATAGGATGAATCAAGAATGACTAAAATACCAATAGGTTCTAAATGGAAACATAAGAACTCTAATGATGTTTATGTTGTAATGGAGCAGTATTCTCATAGAGTTGTTCTTCAACACGCACTAACTGGAACAAATATTAAACTCACAGTAGGACATCTAAATCCAGATGGTTTTGCTGATTATGAAAGGATTGAAGAATGAAAAAACCTTATCTTTTGATTGCTGGTCAGGGTTATTACCCTTCTTCTGGAACTGGTGATTGGATTGGATGTTATGAAACTCAAAAGGAAGCAGAGGAACAAGTAAAGTTTATAGAGTATCACACTTATTATCAAAAAGGAAAAAGACAAGGAGAAATCAAGGAAACTTTTACGACTTATGAAGTAAATGGTGAATATGGTGCTATGAAGTGTGATTGGTATGATGTTGTTGATTTGAGGGATTGGGCAGAATGAAAATTGAAATCACCTATAAAGCATCATTAGACCAATATTATGCTGAAATCTGGGATGGACCAGATGGTATTGATGAGCAGAATTTTGTTTGTGGTTCTCTTGGAGAATGCTTTGAACAGATTGTAATGTGGAGAACACTAAATTCTTGGAGTTATCGTGAGGCAAAAAATGACTAAATGTTCCTTTGACCCAACATCAGACATCTACAAAGATGCTCCTATTGGTATGTTCCATTGTCCTGAATGTGGTGAAATGGTACTTGCTGGTATGCCACACCCAGATTGGGAAGAGTTCAACAAAACTGGAAGCACCACTATTGATGACACTATTATTATGGATGAGTTTTGATGACTATTTTTTATACGATTATGTTGAAGAGGCAGGATGGTAAGGTCTATGCTGATTTACACAAGACCGATCAGTTCATTTATCTCACAGAAGAAGATGCTTATGAGGAATTGAATAATAAGGAACATTTCAAAGAATACTATCACGTCGTAAAACTTATTGCTTGTTTGGAGAATGAAAATGACTAACGAACCAACAGACACAGAAATCCTTGAGTTTCTACTCAATCAATTTAAATCTCATTCACTCAAAATGAATGGTGAAAGTGAATGGTATTTTATCAATACTGGATTTCCTATGAGTAGAGCAAAAGGAAAAACCGCAAGAGATGCTGTGATTGCTGCTATGAGGGCAAAATGAACAAAGAAGCATACTACTCTTGGATTGATGAGAACGATACATACCCAGAACATTCTCATAAGTGGATAGTGGGACTTTATAACAAATATGAAGGAGTAGAAGCATTTTACCGATACTTTGGGACTTTTGAAACTAAACTTCAAGCAAAAGAGTTCGCAGCAGATTACAAAGAAAAATACGCAAAACCAGGATTTATTTCAAGTGTAAGAGTTTTTCCATTATGTGAGGTAGTGGAGGCACTATGACTGAACGAGCACAAAAGATTATGGATGCTTATGGAAAAGTTTTAGAGAAATCGGTTTGGTATAACGAAGAATGTGTTGTTGCTGTTCTTCGTGCTGTTGTAGAGGAACTCAAATATATTGGTATTACTGAAAAGAACATCCTTGAACTTGCTGGTGAGTTGGAGGCACTTGACGAACTGGCACAGGAGAACTCACAGAGCCCTCTGGATGCCCTATAATACTCTCATACACA